AGAAGTGGCGCCTAACGGTTTTGATTTAACTATAAAAAACAAAGCCAAACGCAATGCTGAAATATAGCATAGTAATATTACTACTCTTTACAAGTTGCACCGCCAAAAAAATAGTTACCCAAACTAAAGAGGTGGTAGTAAACGATACAATTATACTTACCAAAGACCGCATAGTTACCAAAGCGGTAAACGATACCATACTTATTGATAGCCCTTGTGATAGCTTAGGCATTTTAAAGCCTTTTAAGGAACGTTTAAAGACTGCCCAGGGGGAAATTACCATACAATCAAAAAACAACGTCTTACAGGCTACAATTAACTTAGATAGTATTGTACAAAGCATTCAAAAGCGTTACGAAAGCAAAACGGTAGATACTAAAGAAAAAAGCGATACGCTAAAGGTTAAATACAAAACGCCTTTATGGTTGGTATTGTCGCTTGTTTTTTCTGTATTGCTAAACGTGTTGTTGCTTAGATTCAAGTTATAGGTTTTTGATTAACTTTGTAAAAAAATAAAAATATGGCAAACGAGTTACAATATACCAGCGTTTTTCAAAGGGTTTCTTTTGGAGATTATGGATTTAGAATTTTAAGTAGTGGCGAAACGAGCGTAGCTGATGAGGCTTTTGCAGCTATTCAAGTGTTAGCAGATTGCGTTGTAAGTTTTACAAACAATACAGAAGGTGGCGATACAACAATTACAAGTTTGTCGTTAAATGCGGGCCAGGTTATTTATGGTAATTTTGAAGATATTAGCGTGGCAAGCGGGAAAATATTAGCTTATTTACGATAATGTTATGCTAGGAATAGGAAATAATTTAACTAAATTAATTCAAAAAACGATAACTATAATTAGTGATTTTTGGCAAGACCAGGTAAACACTTGGCAGGATCAAAACACCGATTGGAATAATACATAAATAATAATATATGGCAACTTTAACAGGACAAACAATAAGCAGCACCTATGACGGCCTGCTAAAAACTACCGACAATGACGTTTTAACTTCCGGCGGTAAGGTAATTACTGACGGGCTAGGTAATAGTACTGGCGTTACGTTAGACACTAACGGTAATATTATTGCTACTGGCACAATTAAAGCTACTGGCGGTATTAAAGATACTAGCGACGATTTAGGAACAAGCGGGCAGGTTTTATCTAGCACGGGTACCGGTACAAATTGGATAGATTCAACTGCTCCAGTAGATTCAGTAAATGGCGCGACAGGAGTTGTAGTATTAGATTCAGACGATATTGCAGAGGGTGCCACAAACAAATATCTTTTAGCCGATTCTGTAACAAACGCTAAAATGGCTGCTAATTCAGTAGATTCAGACCAATACGTAGATGGTTCTATTGATACAGTACACTTAGCTAATGATGTAGTTACCTATGACAAGTTAGGAGTAGAATTTACAAGCACAGAGCCTTTAGGTAGTGTTAGTGGAAGTGCTACTTTAAATTTTGCAACAGACCAAGTATTTACTGCTACAATGACTGCAAATACTACTTTTTCGTTTAGTAATGCAAATATTGGTATGACTAAGGACTTAATTTTAACAGGTTCTTTTGACCCTACTTTTCCAGCAGGTACTAAGCAGATTGCAGGTACTTATGATGGTTCAGTTTCAAACTTTATTCAAATAGTAGCAGTAGCCAATGGAGATTATTGGTTATCAGTTTCACAAGAACAAGTATAAAAAATAGATATGAAAGCAATATTAGTAAACGGAGAAATTAAAACATTTAGCAGAGTTCCTAAAAGTTGGACTGATGAAAATGGCTTACACTTAATTGTAGGCGATGGTTCTCAATATGGTTTTAAAGATGTAGTACAACCAACATACGATTCAAGGATTCAAAAGTTAGATAACTTACACCTTGACGGAGATGTTTATACATATGACGTAGTAGATAAAACAATACCCCAAACACTTGCAGAGTTAAAGTCTCAAAAGATTTCTAACTTAAAGCATAGTATTGGTAGGGAATTATCTAAAACAGATTGGTATGTAGTAAGATACGCAGATGTAGGAACAGAAATACCTGCTGCTATTAAGGAAGCAAGAGCTGATTTAAGAGACCAAAGTGATATAGTAGAAGCAGAGATAAACGCTTTAACAACTAAGAAAGCAGTACTTACATACGATTTGCCTAACTTTATGATATAATTATGGCTATAAATAAAAGGTTAATAAAAAGTAATGATGAGGCTGCTCCAACAAGTCCGTATAGTTTTAATACTGTTATTTATAGTGGAGACGGCTCATCAAGTAATGAAATTACAGGAGTAGGATTCCAGCCAGATTTTGTTTGGATAAAAGAAAGAACAAGCACAAGTGGACACCAAATCGCAGATTCAGTTAGAGGAGCTGGTTATATTATTGGAAGTGATTCTTTAGGGGCGGAATTTTATGCTACAAATAGGATAAATTCTTTTGATTCTGATGGTTTTACAGTTGGAAGTGCTGGAGGTGTTAATGCAATTACTGATGACTACGTAGCTTGGTGTTGGAAAGCAGCAGGATATGACAATACATTTAACGTATTAGAGAATGGTTCTACTACTTCAAGTGCTACTGCTGCTGGTGCAGGTATTACCGCAGGGTCTAATACAAGTAATTGGTCTGTTTCTGCTAATAGAGATGCGGGGTTTAGTATTGTTAAATGGACTTATGGCAATTCAATAAATACAGTAGGTCACGGATTAGATAATATCCCTAAATTGATATTAATAAAAACCTTAGACAAAGTTGCAGATTGGCAAATTTATTCGTCAGAAATTGGTAATACATTCAAATTAATTTTTGATACAGATACTGCCTTAAGCACAACGAGATGGGATAGTACAGACCCTACATCTGATGTATTTACATTAAGAGACATAGGAATGGAGGGAGATTTAGTAGCCTACTGCTTTGCAGAGGTTGCAGGGTTCAGTAAATTTGGTAGTTATATAGGGAATTATGGTACAGCTGTAAGTGTTGATTTAGGTTTTGAACCAGCTTTTATTATGATAAAAAACACAAATACTGCTGGTCCTGGATGGAATATGTACGACAATAAAAGGCTTGATTCAACAAGTGGATATAACATTTTTGCTAATAGCTCAAATGCGGAAGCAGATTATTCTTCTTTGTTTGAAATGACCGCTACTGGATTTACAGTAACAGGAGTGAATACAAATACAAATTTTAATAATGATACTTTTATCTATATGGCATTTGCTAATCAATTTTAAATAAAAAAGGGAAAGGTGGCTTAATTCCCCACCCATTTAAAACTATGACACTTGACAATGGCGATTGTATATAGACATATAAGAAAAGATAAAAACGAACCTTTTTACATAGGCATTGGTCATAATGTTAAAAGAGCGTTTAAGAAATCTCAAAGAAATGAGATGTGGAATTATATTGTCGCTAAAACAGAGTATGAAGTAGAAATAATGTTTGAAGATATGTCTTGGGATTTTTGCAAACAAAAAGAGATTGAATTAATTTCTTTGTATGGCAGAAAAGATTTAAGGACAGGTACTTTGTGTAATATGACAAGTGGAGGCGAGGGAGTTGTTGGTAATGTTGTTAGTGATGAGACTAAAGTTAAAATGTCTGATGCTAAAAAGAAAAACCCACCTAAGTATTGGAAAGGTAAAAAAATGTCAAAAGAGCATAAAGAAAAATTATCTGAATCAAGAACAGGTAAACCTAACCCTAAGACAATTATTTGCAACTTACAAAGTGGTATTTTTCATATTGGGTATAAAGAGGTTTCGGAAACGTATAACATAAACATAGGAACATTGAGAAATAAACTAAACAACTTTCAAACCAACAATACTTGTTTTGTTAAATAACTTAAAAAGATGACAGGACTTGACAATAAAATATCATTCATTAGTGGCTATGAAATTTAACAAGTTAAATTTTTGGGTTTAAATTTACTGCCCTAAATGAATTACTTAAAATATATTATCTTTACAAAAAATTACTAATACACACAATATAAAATATAAATATGGCAACAACAGGAGTATTTAACGGAACCAATTTGCTACTTAAAGTAGAAGATGTAACCGTAGGGCATACAACTTCGTGTACATTAACTATTTCGCACGATTTACCGGAAGCTACTACAAAAGATAGTGCTGGCTGGCAAGAGGTAATTTCAGGTGTAAGATCCGGGGAAATTTCTTTTGAAGGTTTAGTGGATTATAGCGATACTGCAAACGCAATTGAATTGGCGGATTACATTATAAACAGAACGCAAATAACTGCGATATTTGGAACTACTGAAAGCGGAGATTCAATTTACACCGCAGAAGGTTTTATTTCTAGTATTGAGCAATCGGCTGAAATGGAAAGCCCAGTATCTTATAGTGGTTCAATTACTATTACTGGACCAATTGTTAAGTCTGCAAACGCATAGGGAAGCGTTTTTATAATATTGGGCGGTATTAATTTATCGCCCTTTTTAAGTTTAACATAATAAAGAAACAAATGGCAAATAAACAAAGGGGTTATTACTCCCTAACTATTGGCGGGAAACTACGTACACTTCACTTTTCAATGAATTTTTGGGCGGCCTTTACGGACGAACTTAATATTTCTATTGGCGAAATAGACAAAGTATTTTCAGATACACTAAACCTTAATATGATTAGGGCTTTAGTATATGCTGGTTTGTTGGCATACGACCAGGAGGAAGGCAACGAAATAGACTATAATATTTTTAAAGTTGGCGCCTGGTTAGACGATGTTAATACTGACCAATTTAATGAAATGCTTAATACGCTAACACAAAGCAGATTATTAGGTAATGATTTAAACGGCGGTATTGAAAGGAACGCAAAACCTACTAGCAAGGCAGCGCCAAAAAAGCAATAGCTTCCTTAACGTGGGACGATTTAACGGACTATTATATAGGGCAGGCTGGAATTAAACCAGCGGAGTTTTGGAGGCACACCTGGAAGGAAAATGCCCTGTTAGGCGAAAGCTGGCAAATAAATGTTAATTTGAATTGGGAGCAAACAAGGTTTTTAGCTTCTATGGTATATAATACAAACGTTAGCAAAAAGCGCGACCTTATAGCCCCGGATAAGCTATTTAAACTACCCCAAGACGTATATAATAAACCTAGTGGGCCTAAGTCAACTAAAGAGGAATTTGAGGCGTTTAAAGAGCGCGCAGAGAAGGCACTTAAATAAGTGTCTTTTTTTGGTTATTTTTGTAAGTAAATAAAATTATATGGCAGCTAATGAATTAAAGGTATTATTAACAGGAGACGCCTCTAGGTTAAGCGCCTCGTTAAATACCGCAAGTTCAAGATTAAAAAGTTTTGGAAACAATGTAAAAAGCATAGGTTCAAGCCTTCAAAAGTTTTCATTACCATTAGCATTGGCTGGAGGCGCTGCCGTTAAAATGGGCGCTGACTTTGACAAGTCAATGACTCAAATAAAATCTTTAGTAGGGGTTGCAGGTGCCGAAGTAGATAAAATGGGCGCCGCTGCTAGAAAAATGGCAGTTAGTACGGGTAAAAGCAGTACGGAAGCCGCAGAAGCCTTGTTCTTTATTACGTCGGCAGGTTTACGAGGTTCGGAAGCTATGGACGTTTTAAACGCTTCTTTAAAGGCTTCGGCAGTTGGTTTAGGAGAAACAAAAGTAGTTGCTGATTTGGCAACGTCTGCAATGAACGCTTACGGTTCTGATGTACTTAGCGCCGCAGATGCTACCGATGTTATGGTTTCTGCAGTAAGGGAAGGTAAATTGGAAGCCGACGAATTAGCTGCGTCTATGGGTAGGGTTTTACCTATTGCTAGTGCTATGGGCGTAAACTTTAACGAAGTTGGTGCTGCATTTGCTGCATTATCTAGGACGGGTACAAACGCCGCAGAAGCTGCTACGCAAGTTAGGGGTATATTTTCTAGTCTATTAAAACCTACAACAGATGCAGAAGCTGCTTTATCTGAAATGGGCCTATCTAGTGCCGGCCTTAGAAAGTCGTTAAAAGAAGATGGTTTACTTTCTACATTAGAAATATTAAAAGCAAATTTTGAAGGTAACGATACTGCGGCCCAAAGGGTTTTTGGTAACGTTAGGGCGTTGTCCGGGGTAATGGATTTACTAGGGGCCAACGTAGATACTACCAGGCAGATATTTGACAATATGAATAAAACGCAAGGGGCCACGGCTACCGCGTTTAACGAGACGGCAAAAAGTGCTAGTTTTCAACTAACCGCCGCAATAAACAAAGCAAAAGAAAGTTTTGCGCAAATGGGCGCTATAATGCTTAGGACTATGCTGCCATTATTTCAGGATATTGCAGCAGCCATAGGAAAAGTATTTAACGCATTTAATAATCTTGAACCAATGACGCAAAAATTGGTTTTAGGTTTTGGCGCTTTAGTAGTTGCACTACCTACAATTATAACTTTAGTAGGAACGCTTACTACAATTATAGGGGCTTTATTATCGCCTTTAGGTTTAGTAGCTGCAGCTTTAGCTGCGGTTGCTTATGTAATTTACCAAAATTGGGGCGAAGTTGCACCGGTTGTTGTTGGCTTATATAATCAATTTGTAGATTTATATAATAGCAGTGAGTCGTTAAGGGTTGTTATAGGTGTTTTAGGTGCCACGTTTAAATCTGTTTTTATAGGCGTTAAAGCAGTTGTAGATGGTTTTGTGAATACGTTTACTACTATGTGGAACGTAATTAAGGAATTTTCTGAAAAAGGCGTAAAAGGTGCTTTTGGCGATATATTACAGGAAGGTTTTGAAAATGGTAAACAAATTACTGAAAAAGCAGGAAAAGATATTGGTAACGCTTATTCCGATGCGATAGCTGGAGCGGTCAAAAACAGACTTGAAAAGAAAACTGTTGAGCAATTAAATAGTAGCCTTTCAAATGCCGCAAGCGGTGTTAAAGGTATGTTTACAGGGTTGTTTAGCGGCGGAGGTGGCGGCGGAGTTGGTCAAGCTGCTGCAAGTGGACAGGCAGCGCCTACAAACTTAGATAGCACTTTTGCGGTAACTAACGATGCAATGACAGGCGAAGTACAGTCGCCATTAACAGGAGTTGTTGAGCAAATGAATATCGACCTAGAAGGTATGGATAGGGCGCAGGAAAAATACGAGCAGAACCTGCAAAGAATGCAGGAAATAGGTAATGCGGTTGGCCAATCTGTTGCAGGAGCGTTTAGTAATATGACCGGCTCAATGATAGATTCGCTAGGTTTAGCAGATACAGGAATGCAAGGCTTTTTAAAAAGTATGCTAAAAACTGTAACTGATTTAATAGCTATGATGTTAGCGTCGTCTATTTCACAAGCTATTGCGGGAGCAACTGCTGCGGGTACGGCAACAGGGCCTGCGGCTATATTTACAACGCCTGCATTTATTGCTACGGCAGTAGGTGGTATTATGGGAGCGTTTGCTGCTATTCCTGCCTTTGCTAATGGTGGTATTGTTAGCGGGCCTACAATGGGACTTATGGGGGAATATCCAGGAGCAAAAAGCAACCCGGAAGTTATAGCGCCATTAAACAAACTTAAAAATTTAATGGGCGAACAAGGCGGTGGTAATAATATGAACGTTAATGGCGAGTTTGTTGTTAGAGGTCAAGATTTAGTGGTAGCTTTGCAAAGAGCAGACAAAACAAGGTCGAGAATAAAATAAAATTATGGCATACGGAACAAAATACCGTTTGGATTTTTCCGATACGGAAGGGAATAAGAGGCGTTTAGATATTTTACAAAAAAACTACAATGGTTTTATTTACCCGTTAATAGGTACCGGTTCGCCAGCTTCTATAAAATGGGAACAAGACAATGATTTTTACGACCCTATTATAGCTTCCAATTGCGAAATTAATTTAATACAAACCGATTCTGTTACTTACGATGAATTTTACGATTTTGACGAACGCGAGTTTTTAGTTAAATTATACTATTCAGAAACACGTGTACCATATTGGGAAGATCAAAGCGAAAATTGGGAAGCCGCAAGTCAAACTTGGAATTTATTAGGACAGGGTTATAATCCTGCCGACGAATGGCAAAACGTTAATGTTGTTTGGGACGCTAATAATGGCGTTTGGGAAGGTGGTAATATTATAGAAAATTATCAATTGTTTTGGCAAGGTTTTTTAATACAAGATACTTACCAGCAAAGGTTATCTGCGGCGCCTTTTAATGTATCTTTTAAGGCAGTAGATGGTTTAGGATTATTGAAAGGTATTGAGTTCCCTATTGCGCCTAATAACGAGGTTACGCTTTGGGAATGTTTACATAAGTCTTTAAATGAAACAGGTTTTGAAGCTGACATTTATGTTAAGACTAATTTAAAAGAGGAAAACGCTGCTGAAATAATAAATGTTTTTGAAGATGTTATTGTAAATAGCAGCAGTTATAGCGACGAAAATACATATAAGTTTAACACGGCCCAGGTTTTAACTTCAATTTTAACAGGTTTTAACTGCCGTATATTCCAAGCGGAGGGTAATTGGGTGATAATAAATAACGCTGATATTACAGACCCTTCGTCTATAATTTACAAACGTTATAATTATTCAGGAATTTTTGCTGGCAATAGTTTACTAGGTCAAATTATATTTATACCTAACGATGCTTTGCCTATGGGCGACGACCTTTTAAAGGAAACAAGCGGTGGCGTTATTGAGGTTTTAAATACTGTTAATTTAGACCGCCAACTTAACTATATTCCTAACGGTAATTTCGAGGACGATTTTACAGACTGGGAATACGACAGTGATTTTGTAAGTTTAGAAACTAACGCAATAAAGGGCTACAAATCTGCAAAGATTACTGGCACCGTTACAAGTTTTGAGTTTGTACTTTCTAACACTTTTTTAATTAAGGCGCAAAGCAGCGAAGATGACACGACTAAATTTAATTTTAGTTTTGAAACGCAAATGCAAAACGGTGGTTTTCAAGGCACGATAGCAAAATATGCTATACCATTTAGAATTACGGTAAGATTTAGGGAATACCTTAATGGTGCATATACAGGAAATTACCAAACTTTTTATTATAACCAAACAGATAACGTTTGGGTAAATTCGTCTTTTGTAAACTTTTATATATATAGCAGTCGCGGCGAATGGATTAAATATAATAAAGAGATTACTTATAACTGCCCTAGTGTTAATGAAAATTATTTGCCTTACGATATTAAATACGAATTTAGTAAGCCTATAAAACAAGCTGGAGGCACGCACGTTGCTATGTTTATTAGCGGGGTTCAAATGAATTGGCAAACATTATTTTATTTAGATTCGCCGGATTCAGAAATTGAAACGCTATCTTTTAATACAGAAAATTTAGAAACTAGCAACTCCCAAGTAACAAGTAAAAAGCTAACAAACAAATTAGAATATAAAGATATTTACCAGGGAAGCACTTTTAACCGTTTTCAAAAAGGTTATATGGCGCCAATCAATACGGCGCTTAGAGGATATGTAACTAAATTTTTAAGAAGCGGCGATTCATTCCCAAGGTTTATAGAAGATTTAACTGCGCAACAACGTATAAACGATAACAGACTTAAAATACAACGTTACGAGGGTAGTTTAAAGAAAATAGATACTCAATTTCCAATACAACTTTTTGACAGGTTATATATAGATTTTAACACTTTTACAGAAAGTAAATTGTTGGTTATTGATACATTAGAGTATAACGTAAAACAAAATATTTATAGGTTTAATTCACATATTGGCGACCAATCAACTGACGTTGATACATTATTTAACAGTAGTCAAATTTCATACCCAACAATTGTAGATACTTATAATTATTATATAGTTAGAGGTTGCCCAGGTTCTTTTTATGAAAACTTGGATATGTGGATTCGAACATTTAGCACGCTGCCAAATACAAGCGGTAACCCAAGTACTGCTAGTTCTATTTCGTGGAATGGCCAAAGTTTTTACGCGTACAATATAGGCGATTTAAGCGATTGGGAACAAGGCGCAGATTTAAGTTCTATTACATATACAGGTTCAGTAGGAACAGGTTGCCCCGTAGCGCCTACGCCAGTGCCGGTAGCACCGACACCAACGCCAGTACCGGCTCCAGTACCTAGTCCTGTACCAACTGCTCCGACACCAGTTCCAGTAGCACCTACTCCGACACCAGTACCCGTACCCGTAGCACCAACACCAACACCGGTTCCAACGGCGCCAACGCCTACACCAGTACCAGTAGCACCAACACCGGTTCCAACGGCGCCAACGCCTACACCAGTACCTGCACCGGTTCCTACGGCTCCGACACCTGTTCCTACACCAGTACCGACTGCTCCGACACCAGCGCCAGTAGATCCATATAATTACTACTTTATGAATAGATGTAGCGCTTCAATTGATAGGGTGGTAAGAACAACGTCTACTTTTACGGTTAGTGCAAATAAAGAAACTGCAACTTCGATTAGCATATTTGGAATTTGTTATTATGCTGAAAATGGCGCCACAAAAGCAGAATACGATGCTAATGCAGGGGACGAAAATTCACTTGACGTAACAGGATATGCTTTAAATAACGGGTGTACTGATTGTCAAGGCGGAACGCCTACGCCTGTGCCAACTGCACCAACACCTGTGCCTGCACCAGTTCCGGCTCCCGTGCCAACTGCGCCGACACCGACACCAACGCCTGTACCTACGGCACCAACGCCTGTACCGGCTCCGGTACCCGCGCCAGTTCCAGTTCCTGCTCCGGTACCCGCTCCAACGCCAACGCCTCCTGTTTCAGTAACGCAAGGTGGTATAACGGCAGACGAAACGAACGGATCTACAACAGATAACCAATGTTTTGAGTTTTTGGCATTTACTGCTTATTATGAAGGCGATTTTGAAACAGACGCTACTAAATTAGACGGTAGATGGTATAAAGATTCAAACGGAACACAACCTTTTGATGGCGATTTTAAATGGTATGGAGTTGGAACGACTTCGGATTTTGCAGCCACTTACCAGGTTCAGTTAAGTAATGGCGGTATTGTTGTAGCGCAAAGAAACGCTTGTTAAATTAATATATTATGATAAAAGAAATAAAGGGATTTCTAAGTCAAAGAGAATGCACGGCCTTAATTGAAATGATTGAGGCCAACAATGTACGTTCTAGCGTTGTAGTTGGTGGAACGGATAGAAGCGGAATATCAGAAACACGAACTTCTAGCACTTCTAACCTAGACCCAAAAAACTTAAACGTTATTACAATACACAAAAGAATAGCGGGCCATTTAGGCTTAGATTTAAAAAAGGGAGAAGATTTACAAGGCCAAAAATATGAGGCTGGACAATTTTTTAAAGAACACAACGATTATTTTAGTGGCGATGCTTACGATAAACATTGCCTATCTAGCGGCAACCGAACTTTTACGTTTATGATTTATTTAAACGACGATTTCGAAGGTGGCGGTACATATTTCCCAAAGTTGGAAACAACAATAAAACCGGAAACAGGCAAAGCAGTAATATGGGAAAATACTATTGACGGCGAACCGCAGCCAAATACAATGCACGAGGGTACTACGATTACCAAAGGAGTAAAATATATAATTACTTCCTGGTGGCGTGAAAACGAATGGAATGGCGCCGAAGATGCTAATTTATTTGAAAACCTAAATAAACCAAAAGTGTACACTAGCAAAGAACAAATACCGCAGCTTACAGAAAAAGGCTTTAAAGTTGTAAAGGTGCCAGCAGAAACTTGGGGCCTAATAAAAGAAGCCTACGAAATTTTAAAAAGCAAAAAGACCGAGGAGGTTTTTGAGGGCAAGGAAAACGTTATAATGGGCGGCGGCAGTGATATATATTCTTTTGAACATTTGACTACAATACGCTCGTTAATACATAAACAATTGCAGCCAATGCACGAGGAGTTTTGCGGGCAACAATTAGAGCCTAGTTTTATTTATGGTATAAGATCATATAAGCAGGGCGCCACATTAGTAAAGCACGTAGATAGGGTAGAAACGCACCATATTAGCAGTATTATTATAGTAGATAAAGATTTGCGTTGCGGCTGCGGATATAAAGAATTTGGCGACGATTGGCCCCTAGATATACAAGACCATAACGGCGAATGGCATAAAGTATATGCAGAGCCTGGAGAAATGATTTTGTACGAAAGTGCAATTTGCGAACACGGCAGAATAGAGCCGTTCCAGGGGAAAAGTTTCGATAATTTTTACGTTCATTACAAACTGATATGATTTCAATACCTTGCGCAGTAGCTAATGAATATTTTAGGCGCCAAATAAGTTTTTTTGAGTTTCAACATTTAAAAGTATATGGCGACGATGCTAAAAACAAAGCTATTATACCCATTGTAAAACGCAACAATACAAACGAGCCAATACAGGACGATGTAGATTGGGGTTTGCAGTTGCCTTATAAAATGGTCGATAGTGTTTTGGATATATACGATTTAAAACGCGATATATATATACCAACAAATGTATTTACGGCAGCCAGGGAAATTATAAAAGATTTGCCAGACGACGAAGTTGTTGAAATTATAGATGCGGATTTGGTGCATTTAAAAAAGTACGACGGGTATATACCTAAGTTTGACGAAATAGTTTGCGACGCTATATATGAGAATTGGCATATGCACATAACAAAGCCCACGAGCGCAAATAGCGGCATTATAAAGAAGTATTTAAAGCACGACGACTATAATTATATGAATGGCGGTTTTAATGTTATAGGGCGCGTTAAAACGCTTAAAAATATTATAAACGAAATAATCGAAACGAGTATTGAAATAGGCACCGAGCAAAACGGAAATAATCATAGTTGGTGGCAGGCGATGTACGGTTTAAATATTGCGTGCCATAACAATAGAATTAAAATGGTCGATACGCATAACTGCTACTATCCGAATGTAAACAATTTAGAAAGTTGGCACCACATTGCGCATTACAGTTGCGACCCTATTTTTGACAAAAGAAATATGGAAAGTATTAATGTTAATGACTTCCCAAATAATGAATTTTATAAAGCAGCAAAAAAATGGTTAGAAACATATAATTTTTAAGATTCCCTTTTTGTTTCTTTGTTGGGGGTGGTAGTTTTCGGACTGCTGCCCCTTTTTTTTATGTAAAATATTTTTTTAATTGAAAATAAATTTTTATTTTTGTATCAAATATTTACCTATGAATATAAGAGAACAATTAAAAGAACGTAAGCTATTGAAGCGAGACGTATGTAAGCATTTAGGTTGCACTATGCCAACGCTAAAGTCAAAACTAGACAACCCTGCTAAACTAACTTTGGGGGACGTTGAAAAATTAAAACAGTTAGGAATTACAATTAACATTTAAACTTATGAAAGCAGTAAACATTAAGGGAAAAGATTACATTACAGTAAACGAGCGGCTAAAACATTTTAGGTCAGAGGACGTATTTACAAATTGGGCGATTATTGAAACTATTGAAAAGCTAAACGATAACGAAGGCGTTTTTAAAGTTGAGATACTAAACGACCACGGTAATATTATGGCAACGGCACACGCCCAGGAATATCGAGATAGCAGTTATATAAACAAGACTAGCTTTTTAGAGAATGGTTTTACTAGCGCATTAGGTAGGGCGTTGGGTTATTTAGGTATTGGTATTGACGCGTCTATTGCTACGGCAGACGAAGTTACTAACGCGGTAAACAACCAGGATAAAAAAGAAGATAATAGGCCCTGGCTTACAGAGGAGCAGTTGCAGGCTACATTAAAGGGTACTAAGGAGCAGGCTATTAAAGTAATTGGCGCCTTTAGAATGAAAAAAGCATATAGGGAACAGTTAAAAACTAAATTTAGCCTATAATGCAAACAACAACAATCGACGACATCGAGGTTATCTACGAAAGCAAAACGAACGCGCAGATAAAAATAAAGGGTACACCCGACGCAATCTGAGAAATATTACAAAAATTAAACAACGGAAAATTAAATTTAAAATCAAAAACAAATGAGTGAACAGAAAACAGACAAAGTATTTATTGGCGGTGGTAAGAAAATAAGCGGTCAATATGGCGATTTTAGAAGCGTAAGTATTTGCCTAAGTAAGATACCGGCAGATGCTAAATTTGAGTACAATGGCCAGGAGTACGTTAAGCTAAATATTAGCGACAAAAAAGAAGCTGACCAATACGGCAAAGACGTAAGCGTTTCAATTAACGATTGGAAGCCGGAAGCTAAAACGGTGGCTAATACTTTAGAGCCACAAGACCACGATATGCCGTTTTAAAGCATATTT